CCATGCTTTAGCTTTAATAAGACCGAAATTACAAGTCAATAACCCGACTAATATCTTAATCGGTAGTTTGTCTGTAAAAGCAGTCAAATCAAAACTAAAGTATGTCCTATCTGAACTGAAAGGCAATTCTTTTAGACCTTCACCTTGGTTAAAGGTTTGGTCTTGAGGAATTGACCTCAACACAGTATTAAGGTAACTGTGGAAAGGTTTCAAACAAGTTTGAGACCAATAGTCTCCTATTGCAATCAAACGAGTTTTACCTTCCGAATCAGGAATAGCGGTTAATCTCCGAAAGGTCTTTCGACCTTCAAGAGGTTGGCCAAATATTTCTGAAAGTTCAGACAGATGACGTGACACGGTATCCATCTTCTCTGAAAGAATCGGTCCTGCAAAGGTCTTAATCGAGTTAACTAAGGACTCGGGAATATTCACCAAATCCTGAAGACAGTTAACAAGAGCTTGACCTCCTGTAGGACCAGATTTTGTCGTAAGATGATACCCTTCCCATGAAGGAAACTTAAGTAAGAAACCATTTTTAAGTTTTCGAGGAAGCCTTGAACAAACAGCTTTCGAGAAACCGGGTAAATACTTAAATATCCATTCATAATATTGACCATTAAATTTTGACGTTACAGTCTCAATTTGAGGGTCAAGGGGAAGGTTAAACCGTCTAAGACTATATAAAAGAGTAAGAATAAATTTTAATTCTTTAACATTTTTATTCTTTATATATGGAATTAGTCCACCCAACTTCTTAGGTAGACCGTCATGAGTTAAACCAGGACCTTTTAGGGTTTCCCCTGCCAGGTATTGGAGTACTTGTAGACGATCTTGCTTAATTCGTTGGATGGTCGTTTTTAAACCCTTACTTAAACACATGTGTTGAATGAACCACATATACCTAAGTGAAGGTTTCCAAACGTCGGAAGATATACCATAAGTCTGGATTAGCCATTTTAACAAGTGGCATACTTGGGAATCGAATAAAATCACGATCTTATGATCACTTTTCCTACGTAATCTAGA